AGTTCCGGCAGATATTCCGGCAGCGTTCGCTTCAGGATTTATTATATTTTGAATTTTTCCGCTTATACCCTGAGCACTAGGTACTATCTGGACATAAGCTGTACCAAGTTGCGACATTTATTTCGCTCCCTTTATCTTTTTAACTATCTCTGCTCTGGCCTTTTCATAGTCTGCACCAGTTGCGTAGGATGTAGGCTCTGGCTCATCAGTCTCTAAAAACATCTTTGAGAATGACTTTGGATAGTTCCTACCCTTTTCTCCATCTTTTGTTTTTGACCACAGCAGAATATGTACCAAGTCATAAATCTTGGCCATTATGATTGTATCCGGAGGTGCCTTTAAGCCCTCCAGTTTTTGTCTAATTCTTGAATCTTCCCTGAGACCGGCACTGAGGATGCCAAGTTGTCTAGCTGGCACCCTCTTGTAGTCGTATATGTTATAAGTTTCTGCCATATCGCAAATCCATAAGTTTTTATCCTCACGAATCATGCCGGCCAGGGTCATGAGTTTTTTCCATCATCTCCAAGAGCTTCAAAGATCTCCACTATCTCATTGGTGGTAGCCTCTACTGGCACTTTGCCATTCTTACCACGCACATGATCATAGAGTTTTTTCTTTGTTGTTTCTCCCAGTAGCTTGTTTATTACCACAGTTATCTGCAGAGGATCCTCCCCCTGAGCAGCTGCCATAGCATCAACAAGTTCCATATCATCAAGTACAGCATCATCTATCTTGCACTTGAATCCGCTCTTAGTAGTGACTTCTCTTTTCATTTCATGACCTCCATACTATAGATCTCTTAGGATGCTGGCTCCTCAATGTACTCATAGTGAGTATTTCCGGAGCTGTCAGCCAGTCCAGTAAGAGTGATTTCATAACCAACGGCTTCATTACGCTTATAGGTGATATCACCCAGCTCTGAGATTTTTCCGTTAGGTATTACGATTCTCTTGAGTACACCATTTCTCATTACCATATCTACCACCCAGATAGCCTCTTCCTGTTCATCTGCATTAGCAGTAACAGCTATACCTGTGGCGAGTGTGCCAGTTACATTACTGGCTCCATATACAGCCTTGAGTACATCTTCATTAAGCACTTCAATGAGCGTGCACTGAAATTCATCTGTCTTTTCAGTGAGTACATTCAGCACATCAGTACCGCCCCAGTCCTTAATGTTTTCAGTTTCAGGTGAATTGGTATTAACCAGTCCATCTTCTGAGATATATCCAAGCTCTACATAACTTCCACCCAGGCTAGTAGTAGCATCTGATGGCAGACTGGTGCCTAATGGTGCTCTGTATATTGCTCCTGATACTCCAGGAGTAGCAGCACTAACATTAGTTACTGTAGGCATATCCTATCTCCTTCCTATTCATAGTGTGTTATAGCAAATACCGCCTGGTATCTATAAGACTTTGAGGCGGTATCCGTAAAGTTATAATCTGAGTTTAGTGTAACCCCTGATATTTCATCCAGGTATTCAGCACTCTCAACAGCACTCTTTACACTCTCATTTAGTGAGGATGCATCATAGAGTGTGTCTCCATAGCTCTGAAAAGCGAAGGTGTTAGTGGCAATCTTATCTGTTTTAGTACCACCAGTTTTCTCTATGATGATGTATTTACCGCTAGGCCTATTTTCAGGCCGTTCCATATAAACCGGTATCTGATCCTCATAAAATAGATCCTTTAAGTAGTTGTACAATACAGTTTCGACCATTTATCTGCCACTTCCTTTAGTTCTTGGTAACCCTGATAATGACTTCTCCAGTACATTATCTTGATAAGAGGCCTTTGCAGCAGCTTCTGACTCTGGGAATACAGTGCCTAAAGCAACATAACTAGCAACTCTAACATCATGGCCGTAAGATTCACCGCCACTCATCATTTTTGCTTTATCTGCCACGCTTGCTCCTGTTTCTTGCAAAATCTGCTGCATTTCAGTTGACTTCATCAACTCTTGTAGGCCTTTTATATCTAACTTAAACTCTGTCTTAATCATAACGCTCCACCAGCACCTTTTTATTCCACTCTAATGGGATATTGGCTTCAATACCCTCCTGTGGTAACCCAAATGTGTGCCAGTCCTCACCGAAGAATGTTACTTTCTTATCTTCCCAATCATGGGCATCACCTTTAGGTATCCCCAAGGTGTAAACAGCCTTTTTGCCGTAAAGATTTACTGTATCTAATACTTCAGTTGCAGTGGTAGGAGCTACTAACACATTCTCCACATCAACAGGAGTCTCTGTATAAATCGGAGCTCCAAATGGATCCGTGTATGATTCAGTTTGAGTATAAAGTGTAACTGTGATGCCCTGGATCTTAGCCATTATCATCACATCCATACCATTCGATTACACCATATCTCTGGCGTTTCAGTCCGAGCCGTTTTAAGTCGTTTCTCATGATACAGTTTGCTATGCCACCGCCTGGTACTGCATAAGTACCACTCCAAGAGTACCCTAAAGCACTCTGAGACTCTTGAGACATAGGCTCTGTATCAGTGTTCAGACTCATAGCTCTAACTATCACATCACAAACAACAAGCTGCACCACGCTCTCATAGTTATCATCCTCTGCTATCATCTCATCGAGATCTTTACCAACCTTATCTGCCTCATATCTCAGAGCAGCAGAAACCATCGGTATCAAGGCCTCTATTCGAGTCTGCTCAGCAGTAGTGTATGTACCGCCTGAGATTGCAAGAAACTCAGTTAGTGTTATGTATGATACAGCCATTTTGCTCCTCCTGTTGTATTATGATGATGGTTTAACTACCATAGCAAATTCAGCCGGATCAAGGATTCCCCATCCGATGAACGCTTCAGACCTGAGCAGTACCTCATTAGCCTGTTTCAGATCATAGGTGCCACCGTCCGGATTACCATATTCAATAACCTCAAGAGGCAGTTCCTTAGCAAAGCCCCATCTGAAGGCATCGAAGTTACCAACAATACCATAGATATCAGCTGCATCCAGTCCGTTGCTTACTGCAAGCTTGGCAGCTCCGAGCTGTGCTGGTGCACCACCAAATGCGAATTCCGGATAAGCCGGCAGAGCTCCACCACTTGTAGCCTTGAGTTCTGCGATATCCTGTCTCATATCAGCACTGAGTGCGATTCCGTTTACATCGTAGAGTTTGCTGATAGCCTCTTCTACCTTGTCAACCGGATTGTCTGTACCAGCTGTGTAGTCGATTACATTAGATCCACTATTGAAGTTTGTGATAGCATAAGCAAGGTTGTTATTACCAATAACATTGCTAGCCTGACCTGTTGCCGGATCATATCCATAGCCAGCCATGATATCAAGACCTTTAGCCAGCTTGCGAGCAAATCCCTCTGCAAATGTGCTCAGAGTGTTCAGCTGCTGCTCTTCACTTGCATACATGAATTCAGCAGTAACTCTGCTCTGATAAACGACCTTAATCGGTCTGATAGGTACTGATGTTACTGTAGCTCCTCCATCCGGTTTAGGATCGCTTTCTCCGAGTACAGATACATCTCCATCCATAGAAAATACAAAAATATCCTTACCAACGAATGGTATAGGCTCATTAGCTGAAAGTGTAGCTATAGCTGACTTACCCTTTACAGCATTAAAGATTTCTTTCTCCAGCTCTGCTGGGAAAAGTGTTGACTTTGTAATTGTAGCCATTTTAATCTCCCTTCATTCCTGTTAACATTTCTCTTAACGCTGAGTCTCTGTCATTGCCCTTTACCACAGGCTCTGGATTCCCGAGTGGTGCTGCTGGTTTACTTTTACCCACCAGCTCTGCAAGTGCTTTTGCATCTGCTCTTATACTTTCTTCATCATCTCCGGATAACCTTGCTGCCAAATCAAAGGGCAATCCTTCTTCATGTGCTACTCTCGTTTTTACTGAGTCGGTCTCATATTTGTGTAGCTGTGTTTTCAGATCCTCCAGCTCTTTTGCACTGGTGCTAGCATTTTCTGTCTGTGCAGATAACTGGGAATTGAGCTCTTTTACTTTTGCAGTCTGCTCTTCTAACTGCTTTTTTAGATCGTCATAATCTGCATACTGCTTCAGAGCTTTTTCTTCTCCTTTTTTTTCTGCTCTTGCAACCCTATCACCTATAATTGCATCAAGCTGTTCTTGCGTTTCAATGATCTTAAATTCTGACATTTTCTTGTCTCCTTCCCATTTCACCGGATGGTATCCGTAAATAATTAAAAAAGCCAGCGTTATACTGACCTTAATAACTAATTCTTTGTTTACGCTCCTCAGTCTTACACTCTACACACTGCCAGTGTGCCAGAGCCATACTGTCTAATATTGCGATATCTGCACCCTCTAATTGAGAGGAGTAGCCAAAACCACCTTTAGAGCCTATTGCTCTTTTTTCACAGTTGGTTACTACTTGAGTTACCGCTGATTGCTCCATGTGTTTAATGGATCCACTTGATATACCATGCTCCCATAATGAATAGGCTTTTATTATTTCATGTACTTTAGGCATTATCGGTCTGCCTAACTTCTCTGCCTTCATTTCATCAGCCAGCAAGGTTTTACCATTATCACCATCTACCACTACCCTCCTGACATCTGCCTGTTTCAAAAAGTTCAATATCCAGGCAGTTCCGGATTTAATTGGTACACAATCAATGGTCTCTACAAATACCTCATCATCTTCAGTTTTAACTGCGATTGATAAAGCCACATTTTCATTATCGTGGCCAAATTTAATGCCGGCAAATAGTTTACCTTTCAGCTCAGGCACCTTATCCACCTTGAGTGTATCCCACTCTGTCTTACTAATTGCTGACTTCTGATTGTACTTTAACCACAGCCCTAACCGCTGGATATTAAAGTCTATATCATCATCACCAACCTCTGACCGGATAGCACGCACCTTCAAGCCGTAACCTAATGATGGATTAGTTGCATACCACAGCTCCTCATCTTTAGGATCCGATAACTTTGAGACTGACCATTCACACCAGCCCGACTCATAGCCACCGCCCATTAGCACTCTATTCCTAAACTGCATAAAAACAGTTCCGGCACTAATTGCTGTTGGTGGAGTACCGAACATCAAAGTTTGCGGATTTTCAGAATCAGAAACAACATACTTTAACGCTGTCTCTTGCTCTGTGGTATATTCCTGTGCCTCATCTATCAGCAGTAGATCATAGCCTTCTCCTAAACCGCCTGTGCTGGTCCTAGTTCTAAACTCAATGATTCCACCATTACTGATATATAAATGCTCTTTACCAAATGCTCTGTAGGAGGATTCAATCTCCACATCTTCTGATTTCTCACAAAATCTCCGCAACCGCTCCCATATTGAGTGAGCTGTGCTGGTCCTGTGAGCCGTGTAAAGAATCTTCTCACCTTGTTTAAGGCCCCATAGACATCTGGCCATAGCCACTTCAGTCTTACCATTCCTCCTGGAAACAGCAAAGCCAAATTTCTGATGTAGCCACAAGCCATCATCATCCACAGCCATTAAGTCATAGACTAAAGCACTCTGCCAGGGATACAAGGTCCGCTCTGTGGTAGCATAAATATCAACCGCTTCTTGGCCTCTTGTTTTAGTGTAATTTTGGATCACGGATACCGTTGGTGATTGCTCTCCATAACGGATATCCTCACTCATGTATCCTCCTTCCTTATTCAGTTATAGATTTTCCCATGTGTTACTGGTCCAATCGGTCTGTAACTGTGGGCCTTTCTCTGCATGATATATAATCGTACATCCGCAACCTGGATGCCGTGCAAAGACTCCATTTGCTAGTGCATCATCATAACTCCATGTGCCTTCTCTTTCAATACACCATTGGCAAGGCTCTTTTCTGTTATGCAAGCCAACATCATCATATTTACGCTCTACAGTTACTGTGTAGCCAACATTATTTTGGAAACTGGCATTATCTTTCATGGTATTAACAGCAACATTTTGAGCAAAACTCATAGCATCCTGATTAACCACTCCGGCTACTTCAGTATATGCTGTGGCCTTCTTGGCTTTTGAAGTTATATTGATAATATCATCAGCATTTATATTAGTTTTTAATACTTTGAGTTTGATATCATATCTCTCATTGATACCACGCTGCACAGCTCCGGCATACTCACTCACTGTGTTATAAGTTGACTCTAACCCAGCCGGAAGTACCTGGCTGATTACTTCTCTATATTCAGCTTCACTCAAAGCACCCCACTGAAGATTATCTGATAAAGACTTACCAAGAGCTTTTGCCACTTCAAGTGCATACTTATCTGCATCTGTATAAGTAGCAGTTTTCTTTATCAGCTTTTTCTGCAGCGGTCTGATATCAGGGTTACCCTTTATATTAACCCTAAAATCTTTTGCTATTTTCTTAATTACCTCCTCAGTGTGAGCCATTACTCTTCACCTTCCATATTGATAGAAAAGATATTTTCAGGCATTTCACCGCCTTCTATGCCGGTTATACTCCTCAATACTGCATGATCAAAGAAACCTGGCACTGCCTGATTTATCTTGATAGCACCATCACCAATTGCAGATAAGGTTGCAGCATCAGGCTCAAATATAGGCTCCCACATTACCCTTGTATTGTAGATCTCACTTCTCAGGTAAGGTGTATTATCTCTCACGCAAGCTGCAAGATATCCGGCATTGATTAACCCTGTGCCAAATGTGTGCTGTGCTTTTCTTGCTATAAGCCTTAATGATTCATGGCTAGCCTTGATTGCTTCAGCACTACTCGGATTCTGACTTGGAAAACCGAGATCGTCAAGTGTTAAACCAGTCTCACCAGCGAAGAGCCCAGCGAACATTCTCAACTGCTCAGAGTGTGGTGCCATTGAAGCTGCCTGGAATTGACCGACAACAGGCCTGTCTCCATCCTCATCCTTATCTATCCTGAGCATTGAGCTCATTGTGGCCTTCCACTTATCCATAGCCTCAGAATCTGAATTCATACCAAGAATATACTTCTGTGGATAACTGAAGAATTCAGCAGCTATTTCAGACCGCTTCACAGTTCTTATTGCAGAGTTCACAATACTCATACAAGCTCTACTGATCCGGCTATGACCAAATGGTCTCTTTGCATCCGGTCTATTGATAATCGGTACCAGGAGCGGATAAGGTGCTGCGTTAGGTATATCAGCCATTATCCTACCATTCTGATAGATTACTGTATGACCTGGTATAAAATATGCCTCAGTGAGTGCGTTATCTCTATCATCAAAATCTATAACAGCATACCCTTCTGTGAGCATATTGGTTATTGGATCTATTATGCCTGTTGCGTGAGATCCATCAATAACTCTCATTCTCGGATAGCCATCATCGTCTGTGGTGATGTAGATAAAATCACAGCTGGTTATAAGAGATCCAAGTATAGCACTATCAATCAAAATATCTCTATTATTGAGATTGAATATTTCATTCATCCCAAAGTTATCATTCTCAAATTCTCTAAACACCAGTCTGTCTGCCAACGAATCAACAGCTCTACCACACCAGCCAAGAGTACCCATCCAGAATCTTAAATCTGGGGGAGTAGATATATTGAGATCTCTTACTATGTTTTTCATCTCATAGTATTTATACCTGAGCTTTACTCTATTCTTTTTGTAATTGAGTTTGTCTCTGAGATAATTTACACCCTTTAATGTAGGCATATTAACGCTCCTTTGTATTAAAAATACCGGATGGATCCGGCTTATAGTTTATTATGTGTTTTCCCGTGCA